ATCTCTCGCGACTTCTGAATATATTCGGTTGTTTCAAGAAGTTCGAGAGATTCGCGATCACTCGTGGTGTATCTTTCCCAAGCAAGATAATCACACATGTAAATACTCACAGAATGAACCGCCACCGCCACCGCCGCCGCCCGTCGACCACCATCGAATGACATCATAATACGTGGTGTTATTACTGAAACACCTTTAATGGGGGCAGCGGCAGCGGCAGCGGCGACGTCGACCGATCCTGTCTGTGTTCCGCGGAGTAACCCGATGAACGGCGAGAGACCAAATGTAGGTTGCGAGAGAATTATACGAAGTGTATCGCAAGAGATACACCCTCCCTCTATATAACGGCTGGCTCCTATTCGCGCAGGTGTCACGATTTCCGTTTCAGGGCGAGATAAGAACGCGGCGATTCTCTCGAACCGGCGAATAAGCACAGCCTCTGCGCCGTCATCGGCGGAAGCATTGAATACCTTTACATCGATGTGATTTACATAATTCAAAAAAGGATAGACCACCGCGTTATAACATCGTTCACCGAGAGATAATGGATTCATAATGCTTGTTGGGCGTCCGCCGCCGCCGCCGCCGCTACCGAACCGCCGTAGCGTAAATCGAAATGTAAGAGGTTGGTTATACCAATATAAGTATTTGAACTTTAACACGGCAACACACATGATAAATGCGATACACAAAATGACGATAATATAATGAAAAAAGAAGGGGGGAGTCCATGCCTCCACCGCTGCTAGTATATCATTCATTATATTACAAGGATAAAATATGCCTACATTGCGTACGAGTCAGCAATATTACGCTGCCTTTTTCAATATAAACAAATACTGATATTCGTTCAATACATGAACCAAATCCACCTGCCCAGTTACGGTGAAACCGACCTCTTTTGCGATATCCAACATCTCTCGGTTTGTCGGCATGTAATACGTATGAATATTCTCTCGGACTTTACCGGTTTTATCGTCGATTAACTTCTCGACGAATTTTCCGACATTTTTCTCTCCCGTACTCGCCGTAGTACTGCGGGCGCCATTCTTCTTAGTTGGCGCTGGCGGCGGCGGTGCCGTAAAATCCGACTTGTATTGAAAGCTGCGAAACTTGACGAGAGAATTGGTGATGCGCTCTTTCGCATATTTCTGCGGCGTAACGATAAAGAGCGGTTTTCCACCGGGAACAATGGGGTCGAAATGGTTTCGATCCACCAGATGGAGGATGAGGTAGCCTTCCGGTTTCAGCCACTGGTAGCAATTCTTGAGAAACAGGCGTTTATCCTTCACATAATACACCGTAAAATAAAAGCAGGTCAATACATTAAACTCTTCTTCACTAAATAGCATCGGTTTCATAAAATCACCCTGAATGAACTTACATTTTGGGTATAAATCTCTCGCATTTTGAAGCATGGCGTTGGACTTGTCGCAACCGACAACATTTAGCGCACCCTTCTTGGTGAGTTCATGAACGTGATGCCCGCGCCCACAACCCAAATCGCCAACCTTGAAATTCTTCTTTTCGCTGTCCGATCCAGTTAAAACACCGGTAATGTTAATAATCTCATCCACTTCCGCCTCTATTTTATTCGGCTGGATGAAGAGCTCGTCGTAAATATCCGCATAAAAACTGTCGTATATCGCGTCATTGTCATATACCTTGTATTTATCACTCTGTTCAAAACCTTCGATATGCGATGATAAGTCACGCTTAATAAAACAGAATATCATCAATAATATGAACAAGAATGTAAGTATTTCCCATCGCGTTATGGATTGAATATAAGCAGAAAACGATTTATAGAACGCCGCCATTTACTAGTATTTCGCTATAAAATATATATTCGTTATTCTCGCGCGAAAAAAACCGGATGAATTAGTATCGAATGTCCGACCCGAATGAAATAAATGATATTCGCGGCGAAAGCGATTTCCGCGGTATAACCTTTTCCGCCTATAAAAAGACGGATGTACGAAAAGAACTGTTGAATAGTTTATCCAGCTCTAAAATCGAACCCGCGTGTTACTGGAGTGCGGAACTCGTATGTTCTGGGCACTATCTTGAACTCTGGGACATTATTATTACGTTTGCGAGCAAGTATATTCATTTAGCCAACCCTAAATTACCGCTCTATATTGAGATGCGGTATGAGAGCTTCAAGTCGATTATATCGAATGGCTATAGTGGTAACGAACTCCGACTACGAAACCACCCAAAGATGCGGACGTTATTCGCGGAAATCGTTTGTGTTCTCTCGAACTCGAAGCGCCAACATAAATACGAGAGCGTGAAAATCAAGAAGAAGGAAGAATACGATATTGCGACCATGTCGCAGCGCCTGAAAGCCCCGCGGGTAGATTACGCACAGGAGTTTTTCCGAGAGAGAGACCCGAAGGAGATTTTCATTGCGATGAATGAATTCGCGTATCATATCTCTCGCGACTCCAAAAACACACTCTTGGCGTGTTACTGGGTCGAGTGGATTGTCGAGTTTGAGACGATTTGTAAAGCGAAGAAGGAAACATGTCGATGCGAGCGTAGGTCTCATATTCCCGTGGATGATAAATTACAGCTAGACCCTATATGGATGATATGGGATATGATTATAGCGCGAAGTAATGACGCGGAAGAGCATTCGCCGCTGACCCAAAAAATCGTGAATAGTCTTTTACGCCTATATTGTATTCGTTTCACACCGGGTGTGCGTAAAAAGCGCCGTTATCTCGTCTATTTTGCGATTTCGCTTCTTACGACGGAATACGACAGCAAAATCGAGATGATACATGACCGACTTATAATTGAAACAGCGGTGGGGAATATTAATGCGATTTACAAGCAAATTAAACAGCACGAGATTAGCCCTGATACAGATTATCTGTTTTCATCCGCAGGATACTCAGGCGACAAAAATGGCGATTTAGAGCGCACGATTAAACGGCTGGAAGCGCTGAACTCGATGAATACGATTGTTCGGAAAAAAGAGGACGAATCGCCGCCCCCGACGACGATGACGACGACGACGACGACGACACAACCGCCGCCGAAGAAGTATAGTCCATACGAATAATCTCTATCTCTACTGTATAAGACAGAATCAGAATGTCACTTCCTTCTTTTAAATTCACGAATCTTGGCGCGCCTACGACTAATGAAAGTGCGAATAGCGGGTTATCCTCATTATCCAAGATGGCAAAGTCAGGTATAATGTTCGATTCTAAATCGAATATATTGTCCAGTATAAAGGAAAAGGCGCAAGACACGTTTAAGGACGTAGAAATGCCGTCTCTCGACATATCGGACAGCGGCGGCGCCGACGACGGGGGCAGCGACGGTGGCAGTTTTTTCTCCATCGGAACCTTTATCAAGTTTATTCTCATTGTTGTAATCGCGTGGTTTATGTGGAGTAGTTTATCAAATAATGGTGATTTTCATTTAGGAATGGGGGAATTCGGTAATAAACTCACCGCATTTTTCAAATCAATGGAAGATAAAGGTCGCGAGCTTGTAAGCCGTATGACAAATACACCGATGCCGCCTAGTGAAAAAGATACGAAGAAGCCCGACTCTGATAGTGATAGCAGCGACAGCGACAGCGACAGCGACGACGCCGCCGACGGCCGCCGCCCCCCCACCACTAAGCCACATCGCGCGCCAGTCCCACCATCTATGACCAATAGTAGCGATAAAAAGCCCGGATTCGTTACTGACGAAACCAAATACACATTCTTGGATAAAGCCGACCGAAGCTATACTGGTCCAGCACCACGTGCGGATGATAGCACAAGCGTAACACAAAAACATCAAACAGGGAAAGGCGGATATTGTTATATTGGCGAAGACCGCGGGTTTCGAAGTTGCGTAAAAGTAGAAGCCAGCGATAAATGTATGTCGGGTGAGGTATTTTCACGTCATGATATTTGCGTGAATCCTACTCTGAGAGAATAATCCCACATTAGTGCGAGAATACGGCAGCGGCAGCGGAATATTACATCGAAAGATATTTGATCTCAGGTGTATAAGAAAACAATTCGCTTGTTTGTTGCTCCCCATTCGCATATACCAGTGTTATCGTAAGAAAATATTGAGTACCAACTATAATAATTTCCGTACCGGACGAAACCGCCGGTATTCGTATTTTGTGTTCACCCGTTCCTGATATTGGTTGTCTATCAATATTAAGACTCGGTTTCGGTTCATAAGTAGAATTCAAGCCATTTACACGAATATATGAAATCTCGTTGGAACTGGCGTATGCTGTATTAATTGTAAATGTCATTTCAGCATATTGTAGCCCAGATAAGGTATAATAACCATCTATATTGAATATAATTGCTTTTGCGGAACTTGGATTGACTGTAACAAACGCGCGAGAACTTTCAATACTCGGCAGATATCCGTTGTTCGCTTCTATCACGGCAGAATAAGAGCCATCCACTAATGGAATATTGTTAATAACCGCAATATTCGCACTGTATGACGTCCTAGAATCATTAGAAGATAAGTCGAATGGGTACGTAATCCCAGAACCCATTACAGATGGCGGTGTAATCGTAATATTATAATATTTAATAGCACTGCCGCCTGAATCCGGCTTGTTCCACGTGATATTAATATAGTTTCGACTACTATCCGATATCAACGGTGGAATTAATCCAAATTTTGATGTCATCAATACATTTGTCGGAATACCGGGCCTCATGAGTGTTCGGGCAGTTATAATCGCCGATTCTGGTCCTACCCCCACACTATTGATGGGCTCTATTTTAATTTCGTACTTATTTTGGTTGACTAAATTACGCAACACATAACGCCGACTAGTGCCGCTGGTAGATGCTACAGTGCTATTGATATCCAGTGTTATTTTAGTCCATGTTGTATCAGGTACTCGGCGATAATATAAGTTATACATCGTAATTGCCGGTCCATTATACGATGATCCACTACTACCACTGCTTCCAGTATTTACAGGGTCAGTCCATTTCAAATCCACCATAAGGTTTTGACGTTCGTCTGGAGCGTTTGTAAATCCGAAATCTTTAATAATCGACGGAACTGATGACGTTTTCAGAGTGATTGTTGCGGGCACACTTGATAATCCGCGGAGGTTGCCAGAAAACACCGATATATAATAAACCGTATTGTCGCGGATTTCGATTGACCCCGGTTTTCTCTGAAACACGACAGAATTCCCATTAATCTCACCAGAAATCTGATTATATGTTGCGACGACACCCGCCGCAGGCTTGTATGGAAAGACGCTTTCATATGGCGCCCATGTTTTATTATCAACAGAATAAGTTATGACGTAACCCGTTATTGGAAAACCGCCATTTGAATCGGGGGCGTCCCAATTTAATGTAACGCGTTTATTCACGTTGTCATATTCACTAATGCGCAAGTTTGTTGGTTCAGTCAATACGGTTGTCGGTATATTGGACGTGAGTTGAAGACCCGCTTCATATGTATAGGTGCGCTTGTAATTATACAAATTCACAGAGGGGTCGTAACACAATAACCGCTCCCTTCCTGGCACACCACACGCAGTTGTAAGACCGCACGAAATTCGGCTATTCGCGGCTGTCGGCGGACAAATGAGCGCGAACGGGCTCGTCGTATCTGTTACATATTTCGCCGAGTTACCGATATTTCGCATTAATTCGCCGCGAGTTGCCTTGGCGTACTTCTGTTTTTTCGTCAAACCGCCGACATTATTATTATATTTCAGAATTTCGGCCTTGCGCCGCATATCATAAACCTCATCTACCTGTGTAACATTCAATTTCGCCCCAGTAACGACATCAACTAAATCGGATGAACGACATTCTGGTTTGAAACGCGTCCAAAACTGGCGATTATACGGATTTGTATAGAAGAGATTATTGTTACAATTGATAACCGCTGGTGTTATTTCAAATATATTCACATCGAATGTGGCGACTTTTTGATTGAAGTTCGTCGTTGCGAGTTGAGTTACGGTTACGATTGCGGTACCTGAGCCGTACATATATGCGGTATAAACGGTTGTCGCACCAGTACCGCTTACCCCGATTCTCAATAAATTTTCATTGGACGAACTAAACGAAAAACTCGCATCGATGTCGCTATTATTTGAAGTTGGTGGTGTGAGAATAAACGAACCTTCCGATGTCATCTTATTCATGTCGGGTAGTTTATACACCGTGCTTAAATTGCCCGTATTTGTCGCCGGTATTTGATTGCCGAATGTTGGAGTCGATTTTTCTATGATAATACGAATGGTTGTAGAATAACCGACCATATCACCAACGCGCTGTGTCGACCGCTGATACATCGGTGTCTCCTCTTGGAGAAATTTGATATTTACATTCCTATGATCGCTGCCCTGTAAAACCGTGCTCTTTTTGAACGTGATACGATTACCATTTATTTCTATATATTCGTTACTCTTGGTGAATGTTCGCGGAAGAACCACTGATAAATAATATTCAATTAGGGAGTAATCAGGAGTCCCATCTTGTATATTTTTACGCGTCGTATTCGCAAAGTCGGTGAAATTAAGATCGATAAACCCGTTTAGGTATTCACGTACAATATTACCGCTGCTGTTCGGAATAGAATTCGTTTGAAGTGCCAGTGGTGTCGGCGTAGGAATAGATCTCGGATTGATGCTTCCAATGCCAGTAAACGGATTGTGACTAATATCCGTGGTGGATTTAGTGATTGTAAGCGGAAGGAATATCTTTTTTTCAGAGTAAGTCGGTGGTGACGCCGACTGTGATATCTCCATTCGAAGGTTCATCGATGATTGACCATAACGAAACCCGCCACTAATATCATATACGCCGTTGATAACAAGAACATTGCGATACGGAAGACGGATATCGGCCGCACCCGAGTTTTTATATATTCCGCCTGGATTGGGTAAGTTGGCGGGGTCGCCAGACGCTTGTGGAATGACATAATAGTCACGGTCTAATGATATCACCGATACAGCAAAACTATTAGTAGGGAACGAAAATCTAATCGGTGTGGCGAAATTATTGGAGGTTAAGTTGATAAGCGGAATTACACCGATAAGAGTTGAACGACTCTCCACCAGTTCTCTGGGAACATCTGTGTCACGATAGCCTGCGCCTGGCAGCGTACTTGGAAATGTAAATGTCCCTGGTAAAAGTGTGAATGTTGTTATGTAACTTAAAGAATATATGTTATATCGATGATTGTATTCCCCGATAAAATAAACATCACTTCCCGGATTGTCTTGTTGTAATGATGGCGTCCATGTAGGTTGTGACATTATATTTTTTTACACCAGTATTGCTGATATGTCCGTGTAAAAAAATATTACCGCATGTACCAATTATTCGACAAGTAAGACCCAGCATTCTTTGTAGATGATGCGACCCCACTGGATGTAACCATTTTCATATTAGGACCTTCATCGACGATGCTCTTGATTTTATTAGCGCCAATCGAGTAATTGAAATATTGTATCGTAGAGATATAACCGCTAAAACGATTCACCGCTTTATCTTCGCCGATATTCACCTTACCATAATTTTGAAGAGGAATACCCGCCGTTTTGCGGCGTTGAGCTAGACGACCGTTGATATACAAATCGACGACATTGTTCGTAACACGAATGACCGCATTCACCCAGTTCTTTATTGGGATATCGGTTGCGATGAGACTCTCGTGTAAATTACGACGTTTATCCGCCGTATTATCCTGCTTACCCCCTACATCCACTACCGCAAGTAAAGAAACATTTACACCTTTGTCTGTTCGGTCGGGGTTTGTATCCGTAATTGAATCTGTGAAACGGATATACATCCCCGGCGCGTTATTCGGGTAATAAATACCGTCATCACTCGACTTTGTTCCTTCACCGCCTTTGCTAAAGATTCTCGAATATCTGTCCTTTTTAAGCGGGACTTGATTGATGAAAAACCACGCCGACCATGTATATTCCAAGCCACCGTCTTCATTCATAGACCGCGCGATAAAGACTGAATCCGGTTTGGATGGGTCCTGCGATACATTTATCGCCATGTCTTCGGTATTCGCAGTTCCGTCTAAAACAAAAGGCGACATACTTGGAAGCATGATATACGACAATCCGATAATAGAAAGTTTCACCGCTACCGAAAAGACGATGAAGACCATTAAAATAAATGCGAATTTTGCGACGAGACTATTGGAATCCATAAATTCTCTTATGCCAAAACCGCCGCTACTAGACGAAGAAAGACCCGCATCACTCGGTTTCGAGAAACTAGATGTTATTCCTTTTAAAAATCCACCACCGCTATCGCCGCCACCGCTGTCATTCATATTTTGTTATTATTATTTGAATGGGTTACTAATATAACTGAATAAAAAAACAATACATTCAATGAATCTATTGTTTTATGGAATTGCGCGAGTCTGATACTATTTACGTGCTCACCGAAACTTGCTCCTGATTATCCACGATGAAACTCAATTTCACCTTGTACTTATTGAGGAGGTCGCTCCAAGGGCTTCCGCCGAATCCTTGCGAATAAATATCCCATGCTTCCTGAGGTGCGATAGAAGCTGCCTTCAGTTTAACATTCGTGATAAAGCCGACATCATTGGCATCATCTGTATGTCCTAAAACAATACTTTTGGTGTTCCCAATTCTGGAACCTGTGCTGACAACACATGACTTCACCAATTTGCCGTCGACATAGACGTCCATCGCAGAGCCGTTAAAACTGATGATGAGATTCACCCATTTCTGAAGAGGAAATTCCGCAATTTCACAATTCATAGTCGCATCATCTGCGCCCTTTGGACGTATCTGGATTGTATTCGTGTTGTTTTTGAATAATACTGCGAAGATTGGAACGGTACCTGCTAATGCGGCTTCGATATCAAAAAACTGGACAACACTGGTTCCATTCACCCACTTCTTGATGTAAAACCATATTGAAATAGCGCTATTTGCTTTGAATGAACTTGGCAAATTCGAACCTTGTAAGGTTGTCTTATTATTCCATTTCTGCATCGTTCCTAAAGTAGTATAACTCGTAGTTAATGCCTTGAAAATGACATATAACAGCAGAAGAATTACAATAACTGCTAGAACTAGTTTTGAATTCATATCTTCGTATAAATATTATAGATATTATATTACCATTTATTCTGAGGACATATGAATTATTTTGAATACACTGTGGTAGAACCAGCTGCCTTCACTTCATCTTCAATCGTATTCATTCCGACCATTGGCGGATTCTGAGTTTTCAACATATTATACGTCCATCGCATCTGCTCCTTCGTAAGTGGCGTACTGTGAAATGCGAAATTACAAATCGAACCATTCAATCCCTTATACGTATTGGTAGGAGTTTTAATATCGACCGTTCCATCACCCACCGTAATCGGTTTCAATTGAATATCCGGCATGATGAAGTCACTACGAACAACCAGTTTTGTATTCAAAAAGAAGTCCATCGTTTTGCCGTCGTAATTCACTACGAAATAGTTCCATCTTTGAAGAGGGATTGGCGTGTCAAGTTCGTCATCGTTGTCTAATAACATCTTGAGACGCCGTTGTTTGGCATCCGATTTTCCGGAGATCACGCTATTATAGTTTGTCCTAGAACTATAAATCAACTCGGAGTCATTTTTCGGGGTTCCATTCATATCAAGTGTATTACAATATAGTTTCAGTTCAGATGTAGATGGATTGTATGTCAACTTGGGTACATCGCCAAAATTAAATATCTCTAAATCTTTGTTACTAGAAGTGACATTATTGTTCAATAAGAACCAACCTGAAATCGAGTAATTATAGCGCTTCTTTTCTTCCGCAGGACAATTGGCCGCTTTATCCTCCGGTGTACGGTCAATACCCGTATTATGGAAAATAAATATTTGCGGGCTCTGTGTGTTCAGGTTCGTATCATATTTATCCTTGAGTGTTACGGGAGCGGCGACCATTTGCGATGCCGACGCGCCAATATAGTTCAAGAGGTAAGGCCCACCATATAAAATCGCAATAAGAAGTATCTCGATTGCGACGATAATCCATATGGGGCGCGTCGTATCGCCAACTACCAATTGCGACGACTGAATAAAGTCGAGGAAGAGACACGGGATATAAATAATACCCAACCACAGCAAATGAAGCAGCTTGATTCCGATTGCGGATTTCGTGAGGTGAAAGATGAACATTGCGAGTATCAATACAACCATGACACCGTGCTGTTTATAATACGCAAGAACACACAATATCACGAAGAAAACGGTGTTAATGATGAAGCGAATATTAGTGAAGATGTCGCGCACAGATGGAGGCGGCTGCTTAGCTGGATTCATCGTATCGATAAACTCTAATCCGTAATGAAAAAAGAGTATTGCGACACCGAGCACGGTCATTCCAGTAATTGACAGTCGGTTCTTCTCGTCTATCTCGCGGTCATAAATCCAAACAATGATCATCAATATGACATACAAAATATGCGTAGCACCGAATGCCAGCTGTCGGAGCGGATTCGTTGCGTCTTCCGTTTTCAGGTCGTCGAATAAGTAATTCTCTGGTGTCTTTGCGTTGGTTTTCGTGAATTTATCCCGAATATACGCGACGAGACCCGCTACCGCGACAATTGCCATAATCACGTAAATTGTATGCGCGGTTGGCGAATTCATTTGTGCCGCAATTCCGCCAGACGCCGTTCCGTCTGCGCCACCTCCACTTTTATTAACGAATTCAGCGTCAATCTTATAGACATAGTAAATCACGGCGAGAATCATAATCACGAATGATATCGTGAGTAAAATCACTTTGATGAGCTTGCCGATTGCGCTTACTTTGGTTTCGTTAATGGGAACGGCCGCAGGAGCAGAAGCGGCGGCGACGGCAGGCACCGATGTAACAATCGCTGGGGTTAGTTTATCACCCGTCTGAAACATGCGAAGATCGGTCACTTTGGAATCCCATTTCCAAAATTTCAATAGGTCGAGGGTTTCGTCGCGTTTCGCGACAATACTATCAATACCAGATAAAGACGCGAGTGAGTATATGCCCAGACGGAATAGAACGATGATCAGCCATGGAACAAGGTAGATGGTTGTTAAAATTTGACGTAACATACGTTTCAACACATTTTCTTTGGCAAAATCAGCGTTTATACCATCAGAAAATATATGATAACCGGTTGGTATCGTACAAATTGCGAGAAGAACCACAAATCCGATTGCCCATCCCCAATTTTCAGGAATGATGGGTAATGAAACGCCGGTTGTTTTCTCTTCCTCTGGTTTTTTTACATTCAAATAATGCCACCACCATGACAATCCGCCAAAGAATACAAGTAAAAATCCAACAATAGCCAACCCCCAATTTAACAAGTTAGGAGCTGCGACCCCGTTGAACTGCCATACCTGAATCGACTCTGCGAATTTCAGTATTGACTCGAGGCCGCCAACATTCATCTCCTTGACAATCGGGAGCAATAAAATCGCACATAATGAAAGACCGGCAATAATGACGATGAAAAATGCGTCGATGAGTTCTTTCACGCGTGGAAACATATCGCCTGAAAAATTACCGGCGATCCAATTGCTGGTCTGCGGCGAGGTAGTGACATTCGTAAAAAGAACGCTCACCCACATAATGATCAATATTACAGATAAGAATGGGACGAGTGAAAACCATTTGGCCAACCTAATTTTTAATGTCGCAAAGAAATTATCGCCAGCATTTGATGATAATATTTTATCCCAGTCATCTGAAAGCATTTTATCCTCTATTATTTTGGTTCTAACCGCAGAATCAATACCATCGTATGGATTTCCAACGTCACTATCCCCCAAGTCTATCCTGCTTTTAAACGCCATCGCCATAATTGTGACAATAATAACCGAAATTACCGAAAATATCCATAACAACGCACTAGTCGGTGTGTATGATTTCTTTTTATCTTCATCAAGACGCGCTTGTATCGCATCTGTTAGTTTTGCCGGATCAGCATTCGGGTCGGTAGTCGGGTCTTTTTGTTGTAAGTCCTTTATTACTTCTGCGCGGAGTTGTCGATAATATCCACTTTGTGCGATTGCCCCGTCTCCATTTGCGTCTATATTCAAAATTTCATCCTTGGTTGGCTCTTTAAGCATTGTAGTTTGAAAAACGATTGGAAAAATAAAATAACCAGCAAGTGCTACAATTATAGGCAACGCATACTTAAAAAGTAAAACACTATGAACGGTCGATTGCTTTATTTGTCCGAATAGTGTTAGCAAAAAACCTGCCAAAACGATGAACCAGATAATACCATGAACTAAAAATACTTTTTGACCATATTTGGTTAGATCTTGGGCTCCAGCAATACCCTTATCTTTTTGACTAGCCGCCATAAATACAGATGCGGGTATTCCAATAATAGCAGTTAGGATAATTATCATCGTGATGCGTCCCTTTAAAGCATCATCTCTTTCATTTTTGGAATTCCTCCAAAATAAATAACCAACCGCCATAAAAAACGCAATTTGAAAAAACAATCCGAATCCTAATAACAAATCCGCACTATTTTCTGCGAATTTTGTCTTGGATTCCGCGCTCAATAATGGGTCATCTTTTACTTTACCCATATTCTGGTTGATTTCATTTCCGCGAACAATCAACGTAATGCCGATAATAAAAGAGAGGACAACGTAATGTATATACTCTGAAAGTGATTTGCCATTAAAAAACTTTTGAACTACAGCGTATATAACCCCGCCAACTAAAAACATAGACCCGAATATTATCATACTTCGCGTGAGGTCGTAATTGCTTACTTTATTCGGGTCAGATGCCGCAATACTGCCAAATCCAAACCCCAAACCCAGAATAATTAAAAATAACGGAACAACCACCCGAATAAACATGTCTGAACCAGTTCCCCCCATAATAAACTTATCAGTAGGCGGTGATGGTAAAATAGTTTGTTCGCCATCTTTCAATTTAAAAAACTTGCTCGGAGTCAAATAATTCATATACACCACGTAAATAAATGTAAGAAGCAGCGTTACAATAATCGGCCAATTACCCGTCATTAAATCCCATGATACAAACCCGATTAATAATATGATGACGAGAACGATGATAGGGAGATAATTCAATAGTGTGCTGATATGGAGCGAATCTGCGGTTGGCGTGGTGTCGGCGGATGGGTTTTGTATGTTCGCGTTAGTGACGGCGGCGGCGACGGCGGCTACGACCGCCTGAGGTGCGGCTGCGCGTTCAGCATCTACCTTCTGCTTTGCTGCTGCTGCTGCTGCTGTTGCCGATCTTCCTTTTTCCATTGCTTTTTCTCCTAAGAGTTCTACTCTTTTTCCTATTGCGTCCACTGCTACCTGTGCTTTCTGCCCTAGTGCTTGCGTTCCACTCACTGCTATGTTTTTTATTGTTGTTCCTAGTTTTTTTGCTCCTTGCCCTACTGCTGATGATGCTACCGCTTGTGATATTATGGCGCCGCGTCCTCTTCGAGGCATGGGCAACATTTATACTTTGTTATAATGATAACAACAATCAGTTATAATTATAAGATATAATAATGTCGATCCGATTACGGATGACCTTCAATGGAGGCGATGAATTACAAAAACGACATCGCGGTCTTTTTACCATGGCAGTCGCGACATAAAGCAACTAAATTATCGACGTGATTCGAACCGCCATGTTCTAAAGCGATGACATGATCCACTTCGAACCATGCGGGAAGCTGGCGCTGACAATCCCCGCATTTCCACCCTTGGTTGGCGGCAACATACTTTTTCTTGGTTTCACTAACACTACGTTTGCTAGACCCTTTGCCTGAGTTGAGGACGCGGCGTTCAGCGGGGGTTGCTCCGAGGGGTCCGCTGGGGGTTCCGCCGGGGGTTCCGCCCCCCCACGACGGCTTCGCTATTGGTTGCGCAGTTCTTACTCCCATTGCACTACCCATCGCACGACTCATCGCCCCGCCTATCGCCCCGCCTATAGCACCACCGTCGTGGGGGGGCGGAACCCCCGGCGGACCCCCGGTCATATCAAAAAACGGCGTTATCATATCCGCTGTCCCCTTACTTATCGGCATATACTTAATAATATCGTTGGCATGATAGAACAATTGCCTAGAGTTTTCCGGATTGCGGCGCAAGAACATAAACAGCGAGAGACCTACAAAACCAAATGTCACCATTTTAATCCACTTTTGGTTACTCTGAAACATTTTTATCAAGTTCCCATCGTAATATGTATTTACAATCAGAACGGCGGTGATAATAAACACGATATACTCGGTCTTTACCATTTCGTAAGCGGTTATATATAGCAGCGAATAAATCATCGGAATAAACGGATGGTCATCGGAATAACGGATGACCTTGGTTACTTATTATGATAGTAATACGCCGCATAGCCCAGTCCCACCACCATCAACAGATACACCAATTTCTCTCGGTATTTAAGTTCTTCCAGTATTTGTATCGGTTTCGGGCGATAATGTAGATAATATCTCTCGAGAGCGTCGTGTAAAGGCAATTCATCCTTCATAAGGAGCACATTATAACGATTGTGGATGAAATGAACCCAGCGAATAAACGAATCACGGTTATCTAAATAAGGCGTGACCGGATATTTATTCAACATTCTCTCGAACTCTGACGACATTTCCGGATCGGGAATGAGCATCGGGAAGTTCTGGACGAAGTCATAGTATTTCTTTCGGACTACGTCATTTACATGGTCGGGGTAATTGACCGCAACTGTCATTAAAAAGAACCAGTAATGCGGCCCCCATATCTTCGCGTCGAGTTTCATAATACTATATTGAAACGACATAAAAACAATAATAGAATTACGATTAAGCGAACAATGACAGAGGAGGCGGAGGCAGGAGTACCGGTCGGCGTATTTACAAAAGACACCGATATCGAATGCCCCCCAGAATCATTGAAATTAATCAATCCTAAATCTGAATTGTCTTATCTAGAAATTAGCCAGTTGCGAACAGTCGTAAAATCGTCGGCAGCGTCGGCGACACACAGAGGTGGTAAAATAGCTGCCGCATCTGCCGCTGCCACTGCCGCAACCGCAGTCGCCACCGCCACCGCCACCGCCGCGACAGAGACAAACAAGTATTTCTGTAATAACTGTAATCGCACAAATCACGTTTATAATAATTGTCGCGCGCTAATTACAAGTATCGGAGTGATTGCGTTTCGTTGCGGCGATACCGGCCCCGAATTTCTAATGATACGCCGCCGTGACTCGTTCGGGTTTGTCGATTTTATACGCGGCAAATATTCGTTAAACGATGAAGCCTATATCCAGCGTATTATCGACGAAATGACGATGACGGAAAAGGATAGTCTGCTCCGCCTTACATTCGAACAGCTATGGCGCCTATTATGGGGGGAATATACACGCGGAAGCCAGTATAAAAATGAAGAGCATATTTCATATGAAAAATACCGTCAAGTGTTGGGTGGAATACGCACAAAGGATGGTCGGATTAAAAACCTTCACCAGTTTATTGAAGATTCGCCCACCCGATGGACTGAAACCGAGTGGGGGTTTCCGAAAGGGCGCAGGAATTATAATGAAAAAGACCTTCCATGTGCGCTGCGAGAATGTCTGGAAGAGACGGGGTATGATATCACAACCGATAATGTAATACAAAACATCGCGCCGTTCGAGGAAATATTCATGGGCTCGGATATGAAGTGTTACAAGCAGAAGTATTTTCTCGCGATGGTGGATTTAGATAAGAAACCGAAAAAGGCGCACGATATCATGGAGGTAGGTCTCATGAAATGGATGTCGTTTGACGAGTGTATTCGCACGATACGACCTTACAATTTAGAAAAAATCGGGATTGTTCGAAAAATCAATAACATATTATCCCGCTATCGCATATTTTAACATCGCAATTACGCATTTTACGGTTCCTTTTTATTTCATCTACATATATAAAGGCGCATTACATACAAACATTATACACAATAAATACAATAAATACGGAAATGGCACAAGAAGATGAAAATATACCGATAGAAATGACGATTGCGGCGTCTGGACCGCCATCCCCGCCGCCGCCATCCGTCGCATCTGTAGCCGCCGCTGCTCTTGCTGTGATGCCCGATGAACCCGTCGCTGCGACTGCGACCTCTGGCGTAAAACGTACTATTAAACCCGTTCCGAAAAAACGCGCCGACGCTGCGGGCGGGGTTGCGGCTCCATCAGACCCAACACAACGCATTCGAATGATGAAAAAAGAACTGGATGATGGACGCAAACGGTTGAAACCAGAAGACCTCAATAATCCATTTAGTAAAGACTTTAACAAGCTCCTCCTCAAAAAGGAATTGCTCGAACGAGAGATTACGTTACACGATATCGGGGTATTACCCGACGATGATGGCGATGACCACCCCGCCGCGGAAGGCCTGTACCCCACCCTAAACGACCCCAATTTTAATACCAAAATTGCCCTTCGAAAGGAATTCTTTGATACCAAGATGGATGTAGACAATACGAAGAATGTGGAAGAAGAGGCGGAGATTCTGTGTAATGCGCAGATAGAGCTCGCACCGAACCAGCAATTCGTGCGTAACTTTCTCTCAGTAGAGACGCCGTATAATAGTTTGTTGTTGTATCACGGTCTAGGTACAGGCAAGACATGTTCCGCAATCAGTGTCGCCGAGGAGATGCGCGATTATATGAAACAAATGGGAATAACGCAACAGATTATTGTGATCGCATCACCGAATGTTCAAGAGAACTTCCGGCTTCAGCTCTTTGATGAACGCGAACTCCGAGAGATTGAACCCGGAGTATGGAATATCCGCGCATGTACTGGGAATAAATTCATTAAAGAAATCAACCCGATGAATATGAAGGGGCTGACGCGTGACAAAATCATTAAACAAATCCGTCGGCTCATTTCATCGCATTATTTGTTTTTTGGGTATAATGAATTCGCGAATTATGCGCGGACGCATGCGTCGAGTATCGGGCTTTCGCAGGATGATGCGGTGATACAGGAGGTGAGACGCAAAGGGGTGGCGGGGGCTGCTGCGGGGGCTGCGGGGGCTGCGGCAGCGTCTAAAAAAGGCCGTAAATCCGCCGCGGATATCGCCAAAGCTGCGGAAATGGAGACTCTCGCAATCGAAACATTATCGGTTACGAAGCTGCGTAAATTATTCGCAAATACGCTGATTATAATTGACGAAGTTCATAATATTCGCATTACCGATGACAATCGAGATAAACGCGTAGCGAAGATATTGTTTCAAATTGTTCAGAAGGTGAATAATGTGCGCTTGCTGCTTCTCTCGGGAACGCCAATGTATAACAGCTACAAGGAAATCGTATGGCTGATTAACTTGATGAACTTGAATGACCGGCGTGCGACGATTGATATCGCGGATGTGTTTGATGAACGGGGGAATTTCCGTTTAGATGCGGAGGGTCGAGAGATTGGCAAGGATCTTCTTATTCGGAAGGCTACTGGGTATGTTTCATTTGTTCGAGGTGAAAATCCGTATACATTTCCTTATCGTATATATCCGAGAGAACACTCGCCTGAATTCTCTCTTCTTGCGCAGTTGAGCGGCGGTGGCGTCGGTGGCGGCGTTGTCGACTATCCACGAACCCAACTCAACGGCCGTCACATTGACCAAGCCATCGAACACATCGATGTTTATATGACACAAGTCGGTGATATCCAAGAGGCGGCCTACCGCTTTATTATTAATGATATGAAGGCAATGTATATTTATAAGAAGACTGCGATGGTGCGGCGAAAGAAGGCAGCGGAGGCTGCTGCGGTAGAGTCGGGCAAGGCTAAAGGAAAAGGCAAAGGAAAAGGCGCGTCGAGCACCGCCGCCGCAGGATCCGCCGCCGCCGCCGCCGC